GGATATTTTTATTAGGGGTCTGTTTAACTCATGCAGGTACGTCATGTTTGCTGACCCTATTGTTGTGCTGGACGTGTCTCCCACGGCTTGGACTACCGCCAGTTCTACTGGCGCTGGTTCTGACGTGATGACACTCCCGTGCATTTCACGTGGCCCGCTCACTTCGGTGTATCGCTACGCAATCTCGACGTCACATTTCATCGACTTGACCATCGGGCGTCAGGCCGGCCGCAGGACTCGGTATACTTTCCGTTTGACGGAAACCGAACTTGTGGCCGATCCGATCAACTCGGAGCTCAATTCGTTGAAGACGTCGACTATTTACTGCGTAGCGGACGTTGGAGTGCTCGGCGTCGGCACTAACTGGACTAAGATGGGGACGCTTCTCGGCGCTCTGCTTTTGCAGAAGGCCGATGGCGCGACCGCCTTGTCCAGACTAATTGCCGGCGAAACGTGAAATACTGGCAATAAAATCCGGGGGCACTATGCCCCCGGTGCCAGTTGGGTCTTCAGACTCGAGGATCGTAAACCCCCTTCTTGGAGGCACGATGAAAAGCCTGACAGACGTAGTTGTTAGCATCCTGCATGATTGTGGGATGCAGTGTGGCGCCAACCCCCAACGTGACGTTAAGTACGTCACAAGGAGAGTCGAAGATGAAGGCGAATCGTTTGTCACGATCACCCTACCAGCTTTCGCTGATGCCCTTGAAAAGGCACTCAACGACGGCCACTGGGAACCGTCTCACTCCAGCTCTTTTTCGAGAGCTAGAGGAAGGTGTCTCCCGAGATTCCTCTCAGGTTTCACTTCCCAGGTCTTCGACAACGGTGGCAATCTACTCGCCGCACCGTCTATCTGCGCGATCCGTTCGATCCGTCAAACATGTCGGATTGTGGGTCGACTTTACGCACCCTGTTCTATGGGACGCGTTTTGGGAGCAGGTAGAAGGTTTGTCGAAATCGACAGAAGAGTAGGTCGTGAAGAGGCGTTTTCCCCTAGGCTGCTTGAGACCTTTAGTTTGGTGTCTAGCATTCTATGGGGCGATATCGTTGCATGCTCCTCTTCTCGGGAGCTATACGGCGAGCTCGTGCCTCGGCACGGTCCTGGAACGACTGCTGAGGGCATTCGCGGGAATCTGAAATACGATTTCCGTGACTGGCCAATGCGGCTTGAGCGCGTTCTGCCCTTCGCCGAATTTGGGGTCTCATCGATCCTAAACGACGAAGGCTTGGATCGCGTCACCAGGATTAACTACATTCACCCCCGGGACGAGCTGCCTGTGAAGGTCGCTTTTGTCCCTAAAACCGCCAAGAAACCTCGCGTTATCGCGATAGAGCCCGTTGCAATGCAATACATGCAGCAGGGTGTCGCGGACTGGTTGAGGGGCCCGATTGAGACACGGGCTCCTCTGACACGTGGTCACGTTAACTTTCGTGATCAGAGTGTGAACACCAGACTCGCCAAGTCGGGGAGTGTGGATGGCAAATTGGCCACCCTTGATCTCTCCGATGCCAGCGACAGAGTATCTTGTCGTCTGGTTAGCCAAATGCTGAGGACGGAACCCGAGTTAAGTGGGTACGTTTTTGGCACAAGGTCAACCAGGGCTGAACTCCCGGACGGCACTCTTGTCCGCCTTAGGAAGTTCGCGTCTATGGGGTCTGCGCTATGCTTTCCGATGGAAGCTATGGTTTTCTATATAATCATGGTTTCCTCCCGGCTGGTTAGGCGTAATCGATTGCCCACCCGGCGCGAGATACATCGTGTGTCTCGTGATCTCTATGTGTACGGGGATGACTTAATTGTCCCCGCTCACGAGGCGTCTGCGATCGCACAAGACCTCGAAGCCTTTGGGCTTAAGGTCAACACCGCAAAATCCTTCTGGACTGGAAAGTTCAGAGAATCTTGTGGAGCGGATTACTACGACGGTGAAGACGTAACACCTGTCTATCTCCGTCGCCAGATCCCAAGCGATCGCTCCGATGTCCATGGCTGTGTGTCCCTGGTATCCGCTGCCAATCAGCTCTATTGGGCTGGGTATTGGAATACCGCGAAGGAGCTTCGCGAAACAGCCGAGAGGCTGCTAGGTCGACTCCCGAGCATAGCGACACATATGCAGGTTTTGGGGTGGCACAGCATCAGCAACGCTGTGTCGCACCACGCCTGGCATAAGGACTATCAGCGGGTTAAAACCCGATGTTTGGTACCTGTGCCAAAGCGGTCTGCAGATCCAATCGATGGTGATGCAGCGCTCCTTAAGTGCTGGAGGCTGATCGGTATCGAAGATTCACCCGTCAGTCTTGAGCATTTGCTGACTTCGGTTAGGTCCGGCGACCTTACACTTAAACGCCGGTGGATCTGAGGGGAACTAGCTCCTTAGATAGCGTGTAAA